CGAGTCCATTGACCAATTGTACGAGATTCATTAGAAATTTTGATACCAAGTGAACGGTATTTTTCAATTTCCCAACGACCTTGGTAAGAGTTGATAGTAGCATCAGAAGTAACAGTAGCGATACCATTTACAGCTGCAACGATTTCTCTGTCAATTTCTAATTGAAGTTCCATAGCCATCAAATCCATTAGTTCAGACTCAGCGTCCATACCATGCATATTTTTCAAGTCAGTGAACATTTCAATTGTATAACGACCTTTCAATTTACGAGCATCAGCTTGTGCTAATGTACGAGTAATATCAAAACCGATTTCTTTCATTGAAGCACCAAGAGCTTCTGCAGTTGCAGTAGCGTAAGGACCAGTATAACCTTTAAGAACTTTCTTAAATCCACTTTCGTTAGAGTAAGTATCAGTAACAGTAGTTGCACCAGCTACGAAAGGAGCAGCATTATCAACTGAATCAGCAGCAGCAAATGTACCAGAAACTAGGTTAACAAGAAGATTATTACCTTCAACATAAACGATAGTACCAGTTGCACCAGCAGCTGTAGAAATAGAACCACCAACAACGAAACCAGTTACATCAGCAAGAGTTACGATTTGACCATTTTTAGTCGGGTGAATTAAATTAGCGTTTGTACCAGTATAACGACTAGTCATAGCATACAAATAACCATTTGACATGTTCATTGGTTGAACACCAGCGATTTGATGAGCAATAAGTTGTGGATATACACGACGAACCATTGGAACTAGGATTGGAGTAAAGGTAGCAATATCTCCAGACAAAGTGCCTTCTGAAATTAGACGTGAAACTTCTTGAGTTTGATTCTCAAGTAATTGAGCCATCATACTACGGCTAGACTCAGCAAGTGGAGCGTATTTTGGACTATCCAATTCTGCTTGAAATTTTTCTGTAAGTAACATTTATTATACCTCTTTTATTAACTTAATTATTTATAATTAGAAAAAACGTTTATGATCAGCAATGTCTACTTTACTGTCAATCTTTTCTTCTTTAAACGATTCTGTAATAGTTGCTACTGGAGCATCTACTTTTTGAACAACAGTTTCAACAATAGTATTTAGTTTGTCTATATACTCATCTTTAGAACCATTAAAGATAACCATTTCAGCTAATCTTCCAAATTTGTCTTTCTGAGCCAAAGTCATATCTGCACTTAGTGAATCAAGAGCTGATTCTTTAACCAAATTATTAACTTTAGTTTTCAAAGAAACATTTTCTTTGATTAATTTATCCACAGTAGCTTTAAGTGATTCGTTTTCAACAACAGGAGCAACTGCAGCTTCAGACTTAGCCTCAACAATTTGGCTTAAAGAAACACCAGTAGTAACAAGTAATGAATCAAAACCTTCTAAAACAGCTTTCATTTTAGCCGATTGAACAGATTCATCGATAGCAATTTTATTTTCTTCTATATACTCTTCTACTACTAGATTAACATAAGAGTCAAGAGTAGAAGTTAATTCTTCTTTTACATACTCAGCATACTCAGTAGCTTTAGCTTCCATTTCTTTTTTTACGTACTCAGCATATTCAGTAGCTTTTGTTTCGTAAGTTTCTTTTACCATTTCAGCATAAGCGGTAGCTTTTTCTTCAATAGCTTGAATTTTACTTTCAGCAAGAACTTCTGCTTCTTGTAGTTTTGCTTCATATTCACCTGTAATTTTATCAGTAAGTTCACTTGCAACAGTAGTCATCTTAGCCTCATATAATTCCTGAATTTTACTAGTAAGTTCAGGTGTGAATACAGACTCATCTAAAGTTTTTAACAACTCATCCATCTATATACCTCCATTTGTGTATAACTATATTTATAGAAATGTATATTAGGTATAAATCTATATACCCAATATTATAATGCTTTTATAGCATCACCAATGTCTTCACCAAAATCCGCTAATTCCATATAAACCTCATCGATTAAATCATTAGCTTCTTCTAAAGTCTTTTGTGGAATTAATTTTACCTTAACAGCATTTAATTTACTAATTAGCGCAATAACCGTTGCTTTAGCTTTATCTGAAGGCTTTTTACCTTCATTAAATTCTTGAAATGTTTTCATTTATACTCCCTTTATTTTTGTAATGCTAACAATATTTCGAACAATCCCGAAGGAGATAATCCAGATTCAAATGGGGTATTGTTATCTTGTGACTTCATATTGAATATTGATAACTTACCTGATTTTTCTTCTTTTACTGTATAATTATTATTGGAAATAATTAAATTTAAAGTATTTTTATATTCTGTCTCATTAACTTTATCAAACAAACTTTCAAATTTACTTATAATAGCTTCATTGACAGTATCTCTATTTTCAACAAGACATTTACTTTTTGAGCAAATTTTAACTTTAACAATTTTATCATCAACAATATCAAAATCTTCTGTCATAAGGATACCATCTTGAATAGACTCAGTTAAACCAGTAGTATTAGCATTATAATCTGAAGGAGTAGCAACACAATCATAAGTTATTAGTTTGAAACTTTCAACGACTCCATTTTTACCTACGCTACCTACACCCCTACTAGAAACACCAATGGGAATACCTTCATCAATAAGATTTTTTAGTTGATTAGCTTTATCATTATTAAGCAATTTAGCTTTACCAATAACTCTATTACCTTCAATAGTTAAACTAACAATTTTAGCAATAGCATTCATAGGATCAACTGTTGATCTTTCTGGATGTTCCCATTCTGAAAGAGTATTAACTGAATTAGAAGTTATTTCATTTTGGTATTTAGATACTTCAGATTCCCAAATATGCTTTGGATAAATACGTCCATTTCTATTTTTCTCACCAATAGTAGAAAAAGTACCCGTAATATAATAAGTTTTTGTTGATTTGCCAGTTGATTCATTTAAATCTTCTACTATCTCACCAGAAACCTGACTAGTTTCATAAATTAATTTCATATATACTCCTGATATATTATTCAGTATCAATACCAATATCAATATCACCAACATTTGTATCTACAGCATCTGCAACATCTGCAACGGTATCTTCGACTTTTGGAGAAGATACTTCTTTATAATTTTGCTCTGCTGATTGATATTTTTTAAGTTCATCAGCTTTAGTAGAAACATAATGATTTGTGTGAATTCTCTTAGATAATTCTGCTTTCATAGCTTTGCTAAACTCGATGAAATCATTGTCACTAACATGATTTAACGCATTTTCCATTATTAACCTTTATATTTTATACATTATATTTATAATTTTTATTTAGACTGGCTACTAGGGCTACTAGGGTTACTAGGGGTTACTAGGGTTACTAAAGGTACCACCAAATTCAGGAGGAGAAGTATCTTCAGGTTTTTCTGGTAGATCTAGTTTTTCAGAATCGGATTCCTCTGGTTTCTCTGGTTTATCTTGTTTTTCTTTATTACCTTCTGTGTCTTTTTTTATATCTCCAGTATTTCCAGTAGTATCTGCAACACCTTCTTCGTTATCAGGTTGTGTTAAGGCTAACTCACCAAGTTCTTCTTGTTCCATTTCCTTACGCATTTGAATAATTTCATCTTCTGACATATTTAGAATGTTTTTTAATACCCAAGTTTTACTGTATATATCACCAATATATTCTTTTACTTCACTATATAGTTCTAATTTAGATTTTAACAATTCTAGTTTTTGACGTTCTAAAAAATTACTTTCTTTTTCCCATCTAACTATTAAATGCTGTTTATAATCATTAAATTCTTTAACAGTAAGTAACCCTTTAGCTACCATATGTCTTTTAAGAATATCTAAAAGACCTTGATTAAATCTTTGACGAATTCTGTTGATAAAAGCGAAGAACTTTATCTCATCTTGTTCAATTTGAGACCCACTATAATCATACACAGTAGCTTTATCACTACCAGTAAGTCTACCAAGTGGAACTTTTAAAGATGAATATAATTTCTTTTGAAAATACTCTATATCACCCAGTTCTCCAAGATTTCCACTTTCATCTAGAACATCAATAGATGTGCCCTTTCCACCTCTACTAGGAAAATAATAATCTTCAACAATAGTAGCTACACTGGCGGTATTGCTAATTTGTCCATTTTCTACATCATAATATTTTTTATACTTAAATTTATCTTGAATATCTTTTACAGCTTGCATAGCTTTTGCATAAGGGAGATCTCCTACGTCGATATTAAATACCCTACGAGATACTGATCTACTAAATCTCAATGGTATAAGCATATCTTCTAGAGAATTAAGTTGATTAATAGTTTTTAGAGTAGTGTGTAGATGTGATAATATTAAACCATCACCATATAAACCACTATCTATAGTAACTAATTCTTCATCACTTAATACTAAATCAATATTTTGTTCACTATCTTCAAACTTTATATTAAACCCAGAATCATTTGATTGTTGAGTATAATATTTCCATAATTTAGATGCATCATGATAAAATAGATTAATAGGACTTAATATATGAATAGCCGCTATACCACTCTTAATACCTTTGTCTCCACCTTTATTATTATATGAACATCCAAAACGTAGTTGTCCATCAATATAAAACTGTTTAAGAATAGAATCCGCATTAAAATTAAAATTCATAAGTTGTAAAATGTCATTAAAGTTATTAATAAAAGCTTCTTTAACTTTATCATTTACTTCTAATCTTTCACTAATGTCTAATGTAACAACAGTTTCGTTATCAACAACAAATGCCATTTCATTAGTAATTTCTTCAATAGCTGATGCTACTTCTGGTGTCATTGCAGCTCGTCTATATCGTTTAATTAAATCATTTTGTTTGTTAATTAAAGTGGCATTATCCTTTCTATTAAATAATAAACCACTATTATCCTCGAAATATCCAAGAGTATATCTTTCGTAATCTGTTTCGGTATTAGATAGTGTTTTGTCTACGTTTTGATTGTTACTAGGGATAGATTGTTTGACTGCTTTATTATGACTATTCTTATTTTTAAAGAATGGTTTGTAAAGATTTTCTAGTAATGATGTTCTAGATTCCATATTGTACCTTTTTATGTGTTATAATATTTATAAATAACACATAGAATAGAGTAATAAGGATTTTATTAATGACATATATAAAAACAAAAGCAGCTTTATCTGACTATATATTAAGTACTCTTGGTTCTCCTATAATAACAATTGAAGTTAGTGATACTCAAATAAGTAATCATATAGACTTTGCAGTACAAAAATTTAGCAGTTTTGCTATGGGAGGAGACTCACCTAAAGTATATTTGTTAAATACAGTTGCCGGAGTAAATAAATACGTATTGGATGATAGAGTAGAATCAGTGGTTAGGGTTAAAACTAATTCTAGTGGACTTTCTATGACTTTTCCTGGTGGTATTATGTTAACCCCAACTGATATGGTAACTATAGCAGCTGGAGGCGCAGGACCAGGTTCTGGTGGTTTTGATGTAGGTAA